ATTACACAAAGCTGTCTGATTATAAGTGCGCGTACCTGAGTCCGTATAACGAGGACAATAGTTGGGAGAGACTCTATAACGTGCCAGTGAAGTACCGGCAGCCATACTAGTGTTATAACTAATTACGTCCAACCTAGATTCAATCTTACATCGCTCAACAACATCAACTATATCCATCATACGACCTAATTTAAACATCGCATTCTCATCCTGGGCTTTATCGCCAGTAAAAGCAACTTGCGTACTATTACGTTGATGCGGCATAGAAAAATCAGGATCCCCATGGGGCTCCATTTCCTGTACAGCCTTAAAAGTCGCTTCATTAACAAACGTTCGTATACTACCTACTTCAACCTTAGCTGCTCTACTATACAACAAAAATTGCGTCCTAATCTTATGAAGTTCCTTATGATCGTTAACGATCTTATTACACTGATTTAACCTAATTGCTATATTAGACGTATCAACAAACATTCGCTCTTTTTGTTGGGGCAAAGTCATAACACTACTTTCACTTTTATCACATAAATAGAAAACTCCGCCAACTAATTTATCCATATTTTTACACAATGTTAGCAAATGCATACACGCCTCCCTAATCTCTATAGTGTGTTGATGAGTCCACAATCCAATCATGTGGTGTACATTCTCTACACATTCCTTAAGATAAATATGTATCAAAACAGATGCATGATACTCCTCATCACTTTCAGATAGGGGCATTTCTTGCACTGCTCTCAAATCTCCCTCTGAATCAGTCAAACCTGGTATATCAAACGAAACACTTTTCCCAGAATTACTAGAAGACACCGACGATACATCATCTACAAAAAGAACATCAACATCGCTACTACAATCAGAACTAGTTGGTACACTGTCATGTACACGATGCATACACCAACAATCTTTTTCAGGTAGTTGTGTATACGGGCAACAGGGAAAAATTCTTTTAACTCTCTTCCACATTTTCTGCAGTTTTGTCTCCAAAATTTCATCCTCACTCTTACAATATGGCTCAACGCACACCACACACGGGCGGCGTCGCTTATCCTTCCACAGTAGTGGATTATTGCGATCCACCACTTGTGCAAGTGGACCTTCCAACACTTCATCATCGCACTGTTCAGAATCTTGTCGTATCACAGCGTAAGCCTTCCACTCAGGCTGTATCTTCCGACTCTGAAACAATTTATTCAAGTATTGTTGTCGTGCCTCAATCATAAACGACGGTCCAGTATGCACCAAACCAGCCACTTCCTTCTGCCGTGCAATACGTTCTCGCTCCGCATTCCACTCAAAACACCGATTCCTCTTAGCTCTCTTAACTTCATTACGAAACGTGCGCCAATTCAAATACGCTGCGTTTCGCTCACGTCGATGCTGCCGCCATTCGGCACTTCCACTCTTAAAGTGGGTTTGTTGTA